GTTGACATTTTTTTAGCACGATTTCTTTTTGCTTCTGCTATTGTTCTAACATTAATTTTGTCTACACTAGGTAGTATAATATCATATAAAGCGTAGTCTGGGTCAACATAACTACAAAATGTAGCTTTGCTTTTATGTATTTCTTTTAACATATCTTTATTATTAAGATAATTTACTCGTTTTGCCATATTTGTTCCTTTACTATACTATTATAAACTACGCACTTATTTTTGTCAACTAAATACATTATAGGAGTATGACAATGGCAATTGATCCAATCACAGGTATTGACAGTAACATTGGTAGTCAAAATAATATACAAAATAAACAAGGTATATCAGATTTTCTTACTAATGTAAACCAATTTATGAGTAACCTGCGTAAGCGTAATTTATCACCAGGTGCAGAACCAGCAAGTGCAAAATATGCTACTGCTAATTTTAAACCTAGCAACGAATCTGTAGGCGAAGATTGGCGAGTGAGAATTAGTGTTCCTGACATTAGTACATTTAGATCCAGCCCTATTCTAGCTCCTCTTGTACAAACAGGGAATAATGTTGTTTTTCCTCTTGTACCTAATATTACATTTCAGCATACAGCGAATTACAGTTTAGCAGCTCCTACACATAGTAATTATCCTTTTCCAATATATGAGAATAGCAGTGTTGAACCTTTTGTAATTGCAGGCGAATTTCCTGTACAAACAGAAGAAGATGGAAGATATTGGATAGCAGCAGTTCATTTTTTTAAAAGTATTACAAAAATGGCATTTGGTGATACTAGTAATAAAGGATCTCCGCCGCCACTTGTTAAAGTAAATGGATACGGACAATATGTTTTAAATAATGTGCCTTGTGTTGTGCAAAACTTTAATTATAGTTTGGAAAATGGTGTAGATTATATTAGAGTCCCTGTAAGAACTAATTTTAGGGGAACTAATCAACCCGCTGGTGTTGAAGAATACTCTTGGGTGCCAACATTATCAACAATAAGTTTAACATTACAGCCAACATACAGTAGATCAAAAGCAGCAAATTTCAGTTTAGATAGATTTGTAAATGGTGATTTGAATAGTGAAGGGTTTTTATAATGGTAGCAACTTATGCAAAAACAAGTCCTTGGAATAAAACTACTGTAACCGAATCGGGCGAATTAGGAATATTAGAAATAGTTCCTATTCCTGCTGAAGATGATGATATTTTATACGAAGTTGAGCCTCAATACAATCATAGACCCGATTTACTAGCATATGACTTGTACGGAACACCAAAACTATGGTGGGTATTTGCGCAGCGCAATATGGACATAGTAAAAGATCCAGTATTTGATATAAAATCAGGACTTAAGATATTTTTACCAAAACAAAGTAATCTCAAAGATGAATTAGGATTGTAAATGGCAAAAGAAATTAATCCGTTACACGTTTATTCTAGTTATAATTGTATTTTCACTTTGGCTGTATTAACAAAAGAAGAAATAAATTATCCTGACGAGACATATATCAATGGCACGCCGCAGTTAGAGATTTTACGTAGTGGTGGTAAAAGCGAATCTTTTGTTTCAACAGTTTTTGAAGAGCAAATTGGCGGCAAATTAGAATATTTTATCGAAGATGTCAACATTGAAGCAATTGTTGTACCAAATACAAAAACTAGGCTTACAAATGCAACAAATATTGAGTTTCAAGTAATTGAACCATATAGTATGGGATTATTTTTACAAACTTTGCAAATTGGAGCACTACAAGCTGGATATACAAACTATATTCAAGCGCCTTTTTTGTTAACTATAGAATTTGTAGGATTTGATGACGACGGTAATCCCGTTACAGTTGATACAAAAAATTTACAAAGGAAAATACCATTAAAATTAGCAAATGTTGAATTTAATATAGCTGCCCAAGGCACAACTTATTCTGTTACAGCTATTCCGTGGAACGAACAAGCATTAATAGATCAGATAGACAGAACATATAGCGATATTACTGTTACAGGAAAAAATGTTGTAGAAATATTACAAACAGGACCTGAAAGTTTAACAACTGTAATAAATGGAAGATACGAAGAACTGCGAGCAGAAGGAAATTTTCCCGTTGCTGACGAAATTGTAATATCATTTCCAAGTGATATTGCATCGAGTATAAGTAATTCACAAAAAACTAATACAGTTGATAGAGGAGCAACTATTACTCCTAAAAAATCACGCAATCCGCTGTTTGGAAATTTAGCAAAAGGTGTTATAGGCGGTGTAGTAGCAGGTGCAATTGCCGGAGAAAAAAATCTTGGCAGGGCTGCACTTGGCGGTGGTATAGTTGGAGCACTAGGAGGAGCGTTCGGCGGAGCAAATTTTGGTGCTCTTAACGGAGTTTTAAATGCATTTAGGTCAGGAGATATCAATAGTGTATTTCAAAGTGTTACTGGTTTCCTTGGAGCACAAGCACCGCAAGATTTTGATGCTTTTTTAAGTAGTGTTACAGGATTAATTTTTAGTAAAAGTAGTATAGGCGAAGGATTAACTCGAATTGCGCAAGATGCGGGTAGTATAAACTTAATTGGTAATGCAGATATTGCAAAAAGTTATAATGATGGCGGCAAAGTACCTATGGGAAAAAGCGGACAACAATATGATAAGAAAAACAAAGTTTATACTAGAGGTAAAAATGTTATAGATCCAGTTCAAAGAAGTTTTACTTTTGATAGCGATACAAAATTAACAAGAATTATTGAAGAAGTTGTTACTACTTCTAGTTGGGCCACAGAACTTAAAGATAAACCTGCAGACGAAAACGGTATGATTGATTGGTTTAGAATAGATGCTCAAACTTTTGTGAAAGACGGTGCTACTAGAGAACAACAGGACGGAACAACAGCAAAAACTTATCATTATAGAGTAGTTCCGTATAAAGTTCATAGTAGTGCATTACAAAAACCATCTGATCCTGGATTAAATTATGAACAACTTAAATCACTTGCAAAAAGAGAATACAATTATATCTACACAGGACAAAATGTTGATGTGCTTGGATTTGATATACAAATAAATGCAGCATTTTTTAAGAGTATAATGTCAGATTTAGGACAAAATAACCTAGATAGAAAAGGTGGCGGCTTACAACAAAATATTACTGGACAAAAGACCGATGCCTTTATCATAAATCAAGCTACAAATAGTCTAAGTGGAACAGGATTTGCACAACAAATTGCAACAAACAGAAGTAGTTTACAAGGCGGTGGCGGCGCAGGCATAGATAATAGTAAAATACGGATAGCAAAAATGTTTAATGATAATATTATTAATAGTTTTACTGATTTAGTGATGTTAGACTTAGAAATTGTAGGCGATCCGTATTATTTGTTTGATAGCGGAATGGGCAATTTTACATCTACAACTATAAATTTTAATGAAAACGAAAACGAATCAATGGAATATCAAAGAAGTGAAGTTGATGTAATTGTAAACTTTAGAACACCGATTGATTATAATGAAAACGGTAGTATGATATTTCCAGAAGAAACTATTCCAGTTGATAGCTTTAGCGGCTTGTATAGAGTAACAACTTTACAAAGTACTTTTGATAAAGGACAATTTACACAACGTTTAAAGTTACTTAGAAGACCTAATCAGCCAGAAGACTCTAAACAAGCTGGCACAAGTGATCAAAAGACTAAAGTAACAAATGCTACACCTAATCAAACAAGTTATACTGCATATGGATCTAAATAAATGAACAATAATCCAAATCAAAACGAAGTAACACGTATTAGTGACGACGGAAGTTCAACACGAAATCCCGGCCCGTATATTGCAAGAGTAATTGAACATTTAGATAGTTTATATCTAGGTGGGCTAAGAGTTGAATTATTAAAAACTTCAGAAGCTGGAAATATTGGAGAAACATTAGGACAAACAGTAGAAGTTTACTATGCAAGTCCTTTCTATGGAACAACTAATACACAAAATGGTCCTCGCAAAAACGAAGATTATGCAAGTACACAAAAAAGTTATGGATTTTGGGCAGTGCCGCCAGATCCTGGCAGTTTAGTTTTAGTAACATTTGTTGAAGGCAGTAGAGACTTTGGCTATTGGTTTGCTTGTATTCCAGAAAAGGGAATGACTTTTATGTTACCCGGAGGACAGCCTGCTACAGAACAGCTCACAGGCGAAGTGCCAAGTGAACTAAAAGGAAAACGTTTACCTGCAGGCGAATATAATAAAGCAATCACAAAACCTAATACTAATAATGTAATAAAATACAAAAGACCAGTAAATGATGAATTTGTTGATAAACTTATTGAACAAGGATTAGTTGAAGATGAAATTAGAGGTCTTACTTCTACTAGTGCTCAAAGAGAAACACCTAGTGCAGTAGTTGGCTTTAGTAGTCCAGGACCTTTAGACAAAAGGGGTGGAAAACCAACAGCACCAGTAGGCTTAAAAGAATCAAAAGCAAATATTCCAGTTAGTAGGCTTGGAAGTAGTAGTATTGTTATAGATGACGGCGATGACAAACTTATTAGAGACGGATCATCAAAAGATACACCTTTAAAATATCTAAACAAAGAAGCAAGCGAAGGTGGCGGTGATGTAACAATACCGCACAATGAATTAATTAGATTACGTACACGAACCGGCGCACAAGTATTAATGCATACAAGTGAAGACTTGATTTACATTAACAATAGTGAAGGAACTTGTTGGATTGAAATGAGTGCAAATGGTAAGCTAGATGTGTATGCAAAAGACAGTATTAGTTTTCACACAGAAAATGATATGAATTTTACAGCAGATAGAGATATAAATTTTGAAGCTGGTAGAAATATCAATATGATTGTAAATGAAAACATTTATCAAAGTGTAGCAAAAAATTATGAATTATTAGTAGGCGTAGATGGTAAAATAAAATGCAAAAATAATTTAGAAACAACTGTAACTACAGATTTAAAAACAACAGTAGGCGGAATAATAAATCAAAAAAGCGGCGGCAATACTAGAATACAAGCCGAAGGCGAAACACATATTAAATCAACACACCACAAAGAAACTGCTGACAGAATTGATATGAACGGACCGGCAGCTGAAGCAGCAGAAGATGCTACATTGCCTTTAAAAGCTAAGTTTCCTCAGCGTATACCACAACACGAACCTTGGAATGGACACGAAAATTTAAATCCACTAGAAACTGCACCTGATAAAACTGAAGCAGTTGATACAGAAAGCCAAGATAAACATTATGAAAATAGAACTGTGCAAACAGATAGAACACCTATGAATGATTTAGTACCGGAAGAGGAAGAATAAAATGGCAGATACTTGGCCTGTAAATAATGGAGCAGTTGGCACTAAAGGCAGTGCAGATAGAATATCTTCTCGTACTAATCAACAACAAGCAGATGCTGCAATGGGTAGAACACGTTCGCAAGTAGATCCAGATGCAAACGATCCACGAGGTAGAGATCAAAGAAATACACCCCCGCCTGC